CCAAGAGGCATCTGGATCGCATCGTCAGGAGCAATGCCGATGTTGAGGCATCCGACCAAGACTCGCTCGGGCCATGGCATTGCTGGAGCTTTAGACTTGGTTCCAGCTTCAATCAAGACCTCTGGGGCTGTTGATTGATCTTTCAGCCAAACGTGGAACTTGTCGGACTCAGCCAACAAGTTGAGTTTGGCGATGCGCTTTCCCCACAACCACAAGACAAGACCGCTCCACCGAGACTTGATGGAGCGGATAGACTCCAGCGGAGACTGTGAGCAAACGGTCACAGCCTCCACCAGATCGGTTGGTGCGATCTCTCCGCCCATGACAAACGGAGAGCGCAACCGTTGCAGCACGATTGCGTGTCCTACGGTGTAGGGAACAAGTCGAACCCCAAGCACAACAGGTGCTTGAGGTCCGGTCTCTGACAGGATCTTTGCAAGATCGGCCACAGATTACAGCGTGTAAACCGTGGCGGAACCGGTCAGCGAGGGGTACTTGGTGACGGTCATGGTAACCATCGCTTTTCCGCTGTTGGTGAACTTGACGCTTCCACCGCCAGAATAGACGTAATCACCGTTAATGGAAACACCACCGTAGGTCGTAGCCTTAGCGTCAGTGATCTTGACGTAGCTGTTGACACCGGGGAGAGAAGCTCCGGTCAACGCTGCGGCGGCGTCGGTCGCGCTGCTAGGGATAAAGGTGATGTTAAGCGAAATTCGCTCATTGGCGGAGACCTGAGCGACAACCTCACCTGAACCGTTCTTGATCTGCTCAACGTCCGCCTCATGCGTCACGTCGTAGCTCTCAATGGTGCTGATTGCACCGCTCAAAGCTGTACCGGGACCGGCTCCGGTTTGATTGTATAGAGTGATCGTTCCGCCTGAACCGTAGACTAGAGCAAGACCTTTTGATGTTGCCATGTTGTGTTGTTGTTAGATTGCGTTTGCTGCTGCAAAGATTGTCATCGACCGCGAGAAAGTTCTAGCCCTTTCGCTGGTGTCGTTCACTCCAAAATCGGTTGGAGTTGCAAAGAAGGCAGTGAAGCCGCCAGACGGGTCATCATCTCCGGTGTTCAGATCCGAGATGTTGTCATCGACGAACAGCGGTTGGAGAATGTTCTCAAACGCTGCAACGATCAGAAGAGCGTCAGACTCTGAGGTGTCGTCAGCGGATAACTGAAGAGTCGCAGTGACATCAAGCTCACAAGTCCGATCAATCGGATGGACAGGAACCGCAGTCGAAGAACGGATCACGATGCGCGGGAAGTCGGGCATTCGATCCTCCAAGTCGGGATCGTTGAACGCGCCGTGTCCGTAGCTAGTAAGACAAGCAGGAGTCCCAAGCGGAGACGCTGACCAGTCTTGAGCAGCCAGCCAATCGGCCAACGCTCGCTCGGTACGCATTGCAACGCCATTCATTGAACGACAATTCCTTTCGACTCGGACCCGTCAAACGCTTCTGCCAGCTTGGCGGCAATATGGATTTCAAGCTCACGCGCTTCGTCGTCGTAAGCTTGTTGCATCGCTTTGGAGTAAATGCTCTCCACCTTACCGATCTGATCGTCAGCAAGACCGATGTTCATTCGGACGTGGGAATGCGGGTTGAATCCAGCCTTCGCGTTGTAAGCGTAGGCTGAAGACCCACGATGCATTGACACGTTTTCGTAAGGCAAACCGTACTGGTTGGCGAGATTGACCAACGCTTGATTGGCAGCAACGGATCTAACCTGAGCGGAACCCTTCTTGGCTCGTCGAGTTCCGCCGAATTGCTGGAACGACGGAGAGAGCTTTTTGATTCCCTTAGTCACGCATGACTTGAGGTAACCAACGGAACCTGCGGCGCGACGACGCAATTTGGCAGCAGCGTCTTTCATCTTCTGACCGTAAAGCCCCTCATTTCCAGCCTTTGCGTTTTTGGCTTGAGCGATCAAGTGAACGAGACGCAACTGACGAGAGCGACCCACCTTCTTTCCGGTCTTCTTGTCGAAGGCAGGAGAGCCAACGGGCCGGTTGTAGTAGTCGAGAATCTTGTTCCGCGCTGCTTGCGGAGACTTAGGAGGCAACAAGCAGTACAACCGCAGCATCAGGAAGAACGTGCGAGCATTGACCGCATCAGCCAGAGACCGCTTGGTCTTCGGAAGATACTCGCGCCAAGCCGCATCGAACCGAGACGTATCGACTGTGACTGTGGGCCTCATTTAGTCTTGGCCCCCAATTCAAGAACGTAATACGCACCGGTTCCATCGCGTTTGGCGGAGATGATTCGCAGCGTTCGCCCATCGTAGGTCAAAGTACGCCCCACCACCGGAATCATCTTTCCGAACGTCAATTGGAGAGCGTCGGTGTTCTCTTGAAGAATCAAACTCCCACTCTCTTGCAAAAGCCGGTCAGCAGTCGATCCAACATCAGCACTCCAGACGGTCGCGTCTACGGTCACCAGCGTCGAGTCAGCCAACCGCCAGTCGGCCAGCTTGACCAGCAACCGGACCTGCACGTTGTCTTGAAACCCACCATTGACGACGTTGTGAGCATCAGTGATCGCAGCAGGAATGCAGCGGACAAGAGATCCCTGCCAGATAAACGATGGATTCCCCATCGCTCCCTGAAGGACCGTCATGCCCAACTGAAGACTGGTTGCGATCAGGTTCACGACGTGAAGTAAGTGCCACTGACAATGAGTCGGGAGGTTGCGTGTAGGTGATCAGCAAGACTCATTGCGTCTCCATTCTCAAAATGCGAAAGCTCGCAATAGCTAGTGCCATTGATAGCTCTAGCGATAACAGCGGTCTTGGCTTGATTGGTCCCGTTATCAAGCCAGACAGAAAACGCTGCTTCGTACAAAACCGGATCAGGAAGAGTCAATCGAAGGTTGCCGGTAGCACTACCAGTAACGGAATTGATCGTCAGATCAACAGTAAACGTGCTGACAAAACCAATAGAAGTATGGCGAGCCGTGTTAGTAGTAAACGCAAACGTGCGACCACCACCGGAATCTGTGAGAGCGGGAGTCCACGCTGTTGGAGAAACCAACGGGAGCGCACTATACAACTCCGAGAAGTTGTCGTTGGCCTTCTGCCAACTAGCGCGGAGCGTGTCTCCGGTGTTGTCGTTGGCTGTCGTACCCGTGTTGATGACTTGTTGAGCCATGGTTCAATCTTTCGGCAATGCGTACCAACCCTCGGACAACGTTATTCGGTTGCTGGAGCGCACAGAAACACCGTCCGCTCCTTTGACCCATACTCGCGCTTTAACGGTCTCAGCGAGCCTTACCGGCTCACCGTGAGGCACCATGACAACGCGAGTTCCACAGCCACAGTTACCCACCAGCGCGGTCAATGCGATCCAGAAGCTTTGCTTTAAGCTCTGGGTCTTGTTTCGCATCTTCAACAGTTGGTGGGGTTTTCGCCAGACCAGTCAGCCACTTCAAAAGAGCGGTGACGATCTGTTCAATGATGTTCACTCGGTCTTCTTTTTGTCCGCATCTTTTGCGGCGATCAGACCGAAACCAACCGTAACGGCGGCAATGGTCGCAGTCAGATCAATGTTGGTCGCGGGATCGCCGTCGAACAGAGCCTTCAAAGCTCCACCCACGGCAACCATGATTGCACCAACACCAGCGAGAGTCGTTTTCCAGTTCATTTTTTGACGGCTTTGTAGAGTCCAATTGCAGCGGCAATGAAAGCCAACACAGCGGCCCCGAGTTGGAACCACTGTGTTAGCTGCGGAAGTAGAGAGACCGCACCAGCAGTAGCAGCAGTTGCAAGAGAGATTCCAACTCCACTTCCGTTGTTGGTGCTGTCTGTTTGCATAGTTACTGAGGTTGAGCGGCAGACTTAATCTTCTCGACCAGCGGCAAAGCGACGGCAGCGTTAGCAAGACCACCAGCTTTGACCGCGATGTCGATCAGAGCGATCAGGTTGTTGGCTTCGGTTTCGTTGAGCTTGATATTGATTTCCATATTAGGCGACGGGACCTTCGTCAACCGGAGCAAACTCCGCAACCAAAACTGGAACAGGAGGCAACCACGGCAGCGGCGGAGCGATGACCGGAGGATTGATCTGATCAGCGATCTGCGCGGAGACGTTCGCCTCAATCGCGCCCTGATCGACGCCATTGGCGAAGCACCAACCAAGCACCTGTTCCTGCGTCAGGTC